CTAAAAGGACTTTCTCACTTGAGGGCTTCGACGACATGAGTAAACTAAAGAATATAACTAGTACGAAAAAGAAGCCTTCAGTAAAGAAGGTCCTGACAGATGGCTGGGTAAATATCCTTAGCGGCCTAGGCACGCCTGGAAAGGATAGGAATACAGCTTCAGAAATCCTATGGCAACGAACTCTTAGAAGTGATGCCGATGCATTGTTTGCCGCCGATGATATCGGTGGCAAGATTGCTAAGACGGTGCCCTTCGATGGTTGCCGTGAAGGAATCACATGGAAGGTCCCCGATAACGATAACCCAGATGAGATGAATGAAACATTTAAGTTTCTCGATGGAGAATTCGAACGCCTACAGGTATGGGAGAAATTCAACTGGGCATGGACCATGGCTAGAGTATATGGTGGTTCAGCTTGTTTCGTATCAGTGGACGATGGCAAGAATCTTGATGAGCCTCTGGTCGCTTCGCAAGTGAGAAAGGTTAACGCTCTACATGTTATCGACATGTGGCAGCTTACTGTTACAAGCTCCGATCTATTCAATGAAATTAGTAATCCATTGTTCGGCACTCCTGAGTTCTATCGGTTCAGCAATGATTCGGGCATAGTCATTAATCAAGATGATTTATTGATTCATCATTCAAGGTTGATCCGCTTCGATGGTGAGAAGCTACCCACTAGGCTATTCGTTAGGAACAACTACTGGCATGACTCTATCTATACCAGGCTTCACAACGCTATCAGGAACTACACTACTTCTCACGATACGATAGCAACCATTATCTCCGAGGTTAATCAGCCAGTCTTTAAAATCGAGGGACTGTCCGAAGCTGTATCGCAGGACGAAGATGAATTAGTAGTCAAGCGATTGGGAATCATCAACTTGCTTAGATCTACGCTTCGTGCGGTTGTCTTGGATAAGGAGGATGATTTCCAATTCATGCAAACAGCGGTACAAGGCGTGCCTGAATTGGTTGAGCTATCTAAGGCGAGACTGGTAGCTGCTACTGAAATACCTCATACAAGACTACTCGGCGAATCGGCTGGCGGTGGACTAGGAGATACAGGCAAGTCAGAACTCACTGACTACTATGATGTGGTAGCAGCTATGCAGGAAACAGAACTAAGGTCCCCTATCAATGAATTGAAGTCTCTGATCTTTGCTCAGACCGAATTGAACATGGCCGAGCCAGAAGGCCTAACCTTTGAATTTAATCCTCTATTCCAGCAAGACCAAAAGAAACTTATCGAGACACGAAAGATTCAAGCTGACATTGATAGCATCTATCTTACTCAGGGCGTTTATGATTCCTTTGAAGTGGCTGGCAATCGGTTTGGTAAAGGTGAGTTCTCATTCGAGACTAGCCTAGAGATGGATGAAAGCCGAAAGCCAGAGCTAAAGCCAGAGCCAGATAACGAGGGTGATTAATGAATCACCATGAAGCAACAGAAATCCGAAAAGTTATCGACGAGGAGATTAGAAAATGTCTTGATTCTATACTTCTCGATTGCTACCGCATCATAAAACTTGTGGAAGGATCGGATAGCAAGAAGCAAATTAAAAAAGGCATGATAGCTAAGAGAATTATAGCAGTTGCTCATGGGCGCTCAATGCCAAGAAGGGATAACGACGATGGCCAGGAAGAAGCGTAGGGCTACCAGACAGCCTAGGCGTAACCCGAACAAGCCTCGCAGAGTTACCAAGAAGTATCGGCGGTACGAAAGGCTTATGCAGCGGTTTATCCAAAATATGCTCAAGGATCTCCAGAAGGGCATGGATAGAATCCTTGTGCCTCAACTGAACTTCCTGGCTGAGAACTTTAAGGCTGAACCCGACAAGGTAGAGATTGTCCCTGATCCAATCGCAGGCACTCCACAAGTTATCACCGACGCTGATGGTGATGGCCGAGCATTGTCTGAACTCATTAGCTTGGTCGAGGCTCAATTTCTTGGGCTCTATAGTGCTGAGTTTATCCGGTCTAACTTGAATCAGTTTTTTCAGGCAATGAATATACAGGTAGAGGAAGATGTCACAAGGGAATTCGCTAGGCAAAACATAACGGTTTTCCCTGTCGGCACTGAAGACATTATAAACAACTCTATTCAGAACTCTCTAGGAAAGATTCAGGACCTACAGAGATCAACCATTGGCCAGATAAGAAACGAGGTTTCTAGGGGATTAGTTCAAGGTCAGAGATGGGAAACAATAGCCAAGAGAATCAGCCGCAGCATGACCTCGAAGGAGGCCAAAGGTCAATCGCCAACCGCATTTAAAAAGGCAATGAATAGAGCTAAGTTTATAGCCAGGAATGAAGTCGGTACCGCACTAGGAACAATAAACAAAGAACGGCAGCTAGCTTCCAATGTCAGGCTTTATATTTGGCAAACAGCAGAAGACGAAAGGGTGAGGCCTACCCACAGGGCTCTCGACCAAGAGATTTTCTCATGGGAAGGGACCGTAGAAGTGGAAGGCACCGAATATAAGATGGCTGTTGACTCGACATTTTCCTCGTCCGGCACCATACCAGGGGAGCCTTGGAACTGTCGGTGCGTGGCCATACCGTATATACCTGAGTTTGAGGAAGACGAAGAATGATACAGATCGAGAATGAGACTTACTACACTTTGAATGAGGTATCCTTATTGCTTGATATAGCCGAGAGCACGTTATTGAACTGGATCAGTGAAAACCGTATCCCATCTATCAAGCTGGGCAGAGGCAGGATTTTCAACTTGGCAAGTTTGAATGAATGGCTCAAGAGTAATATAGAGTGACTTTAGATATGTGTTCCGATATCATTTTAACTTGACCTTACGAGGATAATATGAAAACCAATCATGACTATATAAGATTAGATGAGGGCTTAGATCTCCAGCCGAATGGATTTCTAAACGTGCTCGCTAATCTTACTCGTACCGGTGTCTTCACATATTTCGAGAAGACACCTGACGGAACGGTAAGGGTAATTCGACAGCTTAGGCACCCAGACGAAGTGTTTGCAGAGACTACTTTGAACAGTCTTATGGGATTGCCAGCCACGAACAATCACCCCGAAGAATTAATCACTCCTGAAAATGCCAACAATCTTATTGTCGGCATGACTAGCGATACTCCAAAAAAGATCAGCCTTGATAATGACCCAGAGGAGTACGTTCAACAGCTTGTTTCATTCTTTGATCCTTCGGCAATCAAGTCAATCCATGATGGTACCAAAAGAGAATTGTCACTTGGCTATACTTGTGAATTAGAAGATAGTCCTGGCGAATGGAATGGCAATAAGTATGATGTTATCCAAAGAAGTATAGCATACAACCATCTAAGTTTGGTTGATCGAGCTAGAGGCGGAGCACAATGCAAGGTCCTTCTCGACGGTGAAGACGTTAGCAAAGACTTGCACGTTAATTGTGACGGTTTAAGTTTTATTGATAACAGTGAGAGGTTAGACATGAAGAAATTTGTATTAGACGGTAAAGAGGTTGAGGTATCGGATGAGGTTCACGTTATCCTCACTCGTCAACAAAACGATGCATCTCAGTCACTCAAGGAATTGGCTGAAGCCAAGTCAAAGGCTGATAAGCTCCAAGCCAAGTGTGATGCTTATGACGAAGATCAGCAAAAGAAAACTGATGCCGGTGACAAGGATAAATTCACCAAGGCCGTTACTGCCCGGGTTGAGCTAGTCGGAAAAGGCCACAAGATCGTCGGCGATAGCGAAGACCTATCCAAGCTTTCTGATCGAGAGATCAAAGAGAAAGTCATTAAGCATATCAGTCCAGATGTTGTCCTAGATGGCAAGTCAGAAGATTATGTTCAGGCTCGTTTCGATATCTCTGTTGAAGGCTTCAAGCCACAGAGTAACGAAGGCAAGCTTGCTAATGGCCTAGCCAGAAATGCCGATTCCGGTGCGGTCGTTAGTGTTGAGGATGCCAGAGCTAAGGCTTGGGCCAGGGACCAGAAACTTTGGCAATCAAAAGCCTAAGCATTAGATTCTAACTTAAATTAAACAATACGAGGTGAGTAATGAGCGTTCAAACAACATATGGTGATACTCCTGTTATTGGCTTCAACGGAATGTTGGCCCAAGAGTTTTCACTTCGTCAAGTTGATTCAGGCCTAGCGGAATCAGCTATCGTTATCGGTGCCGCAGTTAAGGCCGGAACAAGCGACGGTCAATATGTTCCTGCTGCTGCAACCGATACCGTTCTAGGTATCGCCATTTATAACACAGCTAAGGAACGTCCAGAATCAGCGGCCTCCAAGGTTCTTCAGTGGGATGCGGATTTCGTTACTAGCAACAGCATTACGCTAGAAATTGATGGGGTAGCTATTGCAGGCTCGCCAGTAGTTTTCGATACTAACCAAGCTACTACTTTGGCTCTCGTCCTCGCTGCAATTAACGCCGAGGCGGCTTACAGTGCAGTTGCCCAAGGCCTTAACGGTGTCCTGGTAACAAGCATAACCACAACCCCATTCAATCTTTCCTCTACTGTGACTTTGGGCGCAAGCCAAGCGGTAGCTTCTGAGATCGAAGTTTCCAGCCTCATTTA